GATTCACGACCAGCTATAGAAGCTATCGGCAACTCATCTGTTGCTGATATCCCAGTAGTACTGGGATCAATCGTGACCTCCTGCTTGCTATCAACTGCTAGCTTGTTTGTCGGATATTTCGCATCAACCACTGCAAGAGATGGTCTTGGGTTCGGGACCATTATTCCATAATCAAGCTCCACTGGACTAGAATACCCGAAGATTTTTGCTACTGCAGCAATCGCAGTGGCTCCTATCTCCGTGGCTCTAGCAAATGGACCTATCATAGGTATATTGGTCAAGGACCTAGCTATCCTTGCAACTGTACTTGCTGGTCGAGAAATGACAGCTTGCTCATGTTCATCTCCACCTCCCATCTCCGGTACATTAGCCGGAGTAGCGGCAGTGGGGATGGCATAGCTAACATTTTCAGCCCATGCTAAAACTCTGATGGTAAGTGGGTCTGTACCACCATTAGCATGTTGTAAACTATTAATCTCCATCAACACACATTCACCCATAGTCCTCCATTCCCGCAAAGGAATACGAAGGCAGTTATTTGGGCAGAAAAAAAGGAAGCTCTAACGATCCACCAGTAGATTCTGTTGGATTGATATAAACGTGCATCCTTTGTGATAAACGGACAAGGTCTTGGTTCACATAGGCATCAGGTCTTAAAAGCGCTGTCGCACTCGAATTATCGAGAGGTGACAAGGGTTCATAGCCTAAAATAGATCTGCCATAGTAAAACGCATTACCATTAATCAATAACTTAATATGCATAGTACATTTCAATAAGTAGTAATTTTTAATTTTCTCCGCGTTTCTCGGGTTCTCCCAAAAGAGTTCCCAAGGATTAAATCGAAGAAAAAGAGGAGTGTTAACCTCCCAATCCACGTCAACAAGCGAGATCGGGCGTTGGAAAAACTCAGACAATGTAGCATCCTGCATAAAACCCAAAGATCGAGTAGGGTCCATAACAGTGCCCCGGGAATCTTTCATACCCGGTTCATTGTCTTTAAATGACATCTGTTGTGTGCTTATAGAAGCGTCTCCAGCCGTGCCAGTGCTGAAGATCTTATTTGGTGTATTGGAATAAGTTGTTGTGATCGTTCTTTAAAAAGTCGCTGTAGATGATCGTTCCATAGGCGACTAAGCTCGTCGGCGTGCAAAGCCTCGTACTGCACTGCTCGACATGCTTGACTGGTATCCATATACACGCCGCAGTTTTGCTCTCCCGTAGGCCCCAGACTGTACTGGGTAGACAGTTTACCGTCATGTCTCAGGACGTCCGGTGCTAGCAAGCTAGCAACCGTATTTTTCCCACCACATATCGACCTTGTCCTGATAAGTTCTTTCAAGAACATCGGTCCAAATGTGGTTTCGTTTCGCACATTGCTGCAAACCGGTACGGAGGTACTCATAAAACTCTTCTCCGTGCAGGAATGCCTCGGTCAGCATAGATTGGATTGCTGCAATGGCGAGGTCTTCGGGATCTTCAGGGCTAGAGCTCATATGGCCCATCTTCCAGATGGACTCCTTGTCTAGAGCTCCAACACGACACTGAAGTTCATCATGGTAAACACTTTTGCGCTTAAGGAAGTCGATCTCGGCGGAATCCACAACATTTGGAGGGTCCGCTTCTTTCCTAGCACTCGTAATTTGCATACCAATAAAGTCAAAATAAGCTTTCTTTGCATGAAAACCCGCTATATCACGTACTTCGGGTCTACAAGCACTCTCACCATCATCTCCATAGGTGATAAGATGCTCATTATCCTTGAAGGAACCAAGCTTGGCAAATTCCTCTTCTCCCAGTAATCTAATTCCATTCCAGTGGAAAGAGATCCTTTGGTGAAGGGAATTCTCCAAACTATTACCATAGACGGTGAGGGTGTTACCAG